TAACACCCAGTATTACGAAGGTCACCACATAGTACCAGTGTGCTTGGGAGGAGAAGGAAGATATGGGGATTACAAGCATGAAAATATAGTGTTACTTACTACAAAAGAGCATTACATAGCACATTTGCTTTTATGCGAGATATATCAAGATAACGATAAATTGAAGTACGCTTTATTCGCTATGACTAATCAAAAAAGTGATCGCATTAATAGATATACGCCTTCAGCTTTAACTTACGAAAGATTAAGGGAGCAGTTTATAGATGTACTCAAATCAACCCCAAAAACAGAAGCGCATATAAGAGCTGCCAAAGAAGCGGTGAACAGACCAGAAGTTAAAAAAGCGAAGAGCGATAAATTAAAAAATGTTCCCAAAACAGAGGAACATAAAAAGAATTTGAAAAAGAGATGGCAAAACGGAGAGACAAAACAGTGGTTAATTAGTAGAATGAAAGAAGCTTGTAAAGATCCAAAAGTTCTAGAGAATAGAAAAAGAGCGTCGATGTTAGGTAACGAGAGAATGAAAAACATGCCAGACGTTAAATGTCCACATTGCGATAAAGTGGGAAAAAAGCCTAGATTAGTTGCGTGGCATTTTGACAAATGTAAACACAAAACTAAAGAAGAGCACTAAAAACATAAATTGTGATAAGTTTTGATAAATGAGTATATTTATATACAAACGCTAGTACTTGGTAGGCTAGCAGTTACGAGAAAACAAACATTAACCGCTCACTTTATAGGAGCACAAAACACAGGAGGTTTAAAATGACACAATTACAACATTGGGCAATGGACCCATTCGACATCATGTGGAAGAATTTCTTTGACACCACTTCCACTTTCAACAGCATCAAGACAAAGATCAATTATCCCGTAGACATTTACGAAACTGAAACAGGCCTAAGGTTTGAATTGGCCGTTGTAGGTTTAGAAAAGAAAGACCTAAAAATCCAAGTAGAAGGTAATACACTTAGGGTTATTCACGATGGACCTGGTGAAACAGAATCTCGTGAGTACATTCAACGCGGAATAGCAAGACGATCCTTCGACCTAGCTTGGAGAGTTGCTGACAAATACAATCTAGCAAAGTTAGAGGCTAAGATGGAAAAGGGACTTCTGATATTAGACGTTCCCTCAGAAAAGACCAAAATCTTAAAAGAAATAACCATCAATTAAAGTTAAGCCTACCAAGTAAAGTTATGTTATCTATTTGTAAAAATTACATTTCAGTAAACGGATCTCTCTACCAGATCAAAAGAGCTTGGCCAGAAGAACGCATAAAAAACGTTGATATGGTCAAAGACTGGTTAAAAACTGACATTGTTTTTAGAAAGGACAATATCATGTACTTTTGCCAATTGATAGAGGAGGCCGAAATAATAAACGATTAAACAAAAACAGACAAATGAGTAAATTAAAACCGATTAATGGAATCGCTGTTCTGAAAACAGTGGATTCAGAAGAACAAACCTATGGAGCGATAATAATTCCAGATTTGGGCAAAGACCTTCCGGAAATGGGAGAAGTAGTAGCTTCATCTGATACTTACAACTGGCAACAGGGCACATATTACAAGACGAAATTGCAACCGGGACAGAAAGTGTTGATACCCAAAATGGGATCGATGAAAGTAACAGTTGACGGCGAAGATTACATTCTAATCAAGGAAACAGAAATATTGGCAATCTTAGAAAACTAAAAAAAGTATGAGCACAACAAAAAGCGTATTCGGACAAGAATTAAAAGAAAAGTTATTGGCTGGCATTGAGAAGCTAAACCAGACCGTGTCTTCAACACTGGGACCAGGCGGTAGAACTGTACTAATCCGTGAACCAAACGGAGAGGTAAAAGTCACAAAAGATGGCGTCAGCGTTTCTAGATCATTCAGCAAATTAGAAGACGACATCGAAGACATAGGAGCCCAGCTTTTGAAGGCAGTATCGATCAAGTCAGCAAACGAAGCTGGTGATGGTACAACAACGTCTACTCTCATAGCCACAGAAATGGTTAAGGCTGGATTGAAGGAAATTCGTCAGGGCGTTAACGCAGTAGCTGTAAAGAAGGAGATAGATAACATCGTTGAAGAAATAGTAAAAGAGATCAAGAGTCTTGCAGTAGACATAAGTTCTGAAGAGCAGATCAAACACGTAGCTTCCATATCTGGTAACAACGATACAGAAGTTGGAAATTTGATTGCTGCAGCCATAGACAAAGTAGGTAGAGAGGGCGTGGTTACCATTGAAGAATCAAAGTCTGGTGAAACAGAACTAGAGGTGGTTGAGGGTATGCAGTTCGAAAGAGGCTACAAGAGCCCGTACTTCGTAACAAACAACACTACTATGCAGGCAGTGTTGGAGAATCCTTACATTCTATTGTATGATGGACGTATCTCTACAGCACAGGAACTCTTACAAGTTATGACGAAAGCCAACTCAGAGAACAAACCATTGCTAGTGATAGCTGAGGACTTTGGAGACGAGGCACTGGCTACAATGATCGTTAACAAGATGCGTGGAATCGTACAGGTGTGCGCAGTTAAAGCGCCAGACTTTGGAGACAGAAAGACTCTAATCCTAGAAGACATTGCGGTGTTGACAGGAGGACAGTTGTTATCTAAAGACAAGGGACACAAGCTTGATAAAATCTCTGCTGCGAACCTAAGTCAGTACCTTGGAACATCAAGGCTCGTAACAGTATCTAAGGACGAAACAACAATCGTCGACGGTAAAGGAGAAACAGAGAAAATTGAAGCGAGAGCAACAGAGATCAAAGAACAGATCGAGAAAGCAACATCGTTCTTCGAAAGAGAAAAGCTACAAGAACGCTTAGGCAAAATGATAGGTGGAGTAGCCATCATAAATGTTGGAGGAAACTCTGAGGTTGAGATCAAAGAAAAGAAAGATCGATTAGAAGACTCGCTTTACGCAACAAAAGCTGCATTGTCAGACGGTATTGTACCTGGAGGAGGAAGCCTTCTTTACAGACTATCCCAAACTAACAGAGGACAATCTATCGCTTGGAGCATAGTAAAAAGCGCAATGAGTGCTCCTTTCAAAAAGATCCTGTCTAACGCAGGGGTAGAAGATTGGTGGTTATATACGCCGGTCGAAGGTCAAATCTACGACGCGAAGAACCACAGATTGGTAGACGCTTTTGAATCAGGCATCATCGACCCTGCAAAGGTTGTGATAACTGCACTAAAGAACGCGGCTTCTGTCGCTGGTACAATAATCACCACAGAGTCTATCGTATTCCAGAAAAAAGATAAGGACGAGAGCTCTCAAGATCCGATGGCGGGAATGATGGGAATGTAATAATTATTCTTAGGTTGCGCATATTTATTATAGATAAAGATTACTGCAACTAGTCTTCTATAATGAACTTACTGGCTCATAGAGCATTGGATGTTGCAGATCCTTTGCTTCTTTTGAGCCTTTTTTATTTTATGGCAATACTATATAAACACATCAGAAATGATACTAATGAAGTATTCTATATTGGAATAGGCAAAGAAGAGAAAAGAGCGTTTATTAAAAGAGGTAGAAGTAAATATTGGAAAAATATCGCTAATTTAGGATATACTGTAGAAATAACGCATAAAGACATAATTTGGGAAGAAGCATGTTGCATTGAAAAATACCTTATATTCTTTTATGGCAGAAAAGATTTAGGTTTAGGAACTCTGATCAATATGACTGACGGAGGTGAAGGCACATTAGGTATCGTGCCTTCAAAGGATACTAAAGAAAAGATTAGATTAGCTAATATATGAAAAAAGCACTCAGAAGAAACTAAAGCTAAAATGAAAAAACCACGTAGTGAACAGCAAAATGTAAAACAGAGTGAAAGGCAAAAAGGTAGAAAACATTCAAAAGAAACTAAATTAAAAATAAGTAATTCACACGTAGGAAAAATATTATCAGAAGAACATAAAAAAAATATAAGCAATACTCTTTTCGGGATAAAGCATTTAGAAGAACGTAATCTAAAAAAGAGCGAAAGGCAAAAAGGAAAGCCGCAGAGTATTATACAATGCCCCCATTGTCATAAAGAAGGCGGGAATAAAAACATGAAACGATGGCATTTTAATAAATGTAAAAATAAATAATATGTTTTTAAATAAATCAACAGATCAATCCAATATGGATATGACAAATGGTAGAGATCTAAATTATTATCTTGAGCTCACAAAGGACTACAAGCATGACTTTACTTTTACTATTAAAGATTTTGAAGGTTTTAAAGTCATAGATGATGGGGATTACCCTACTGGCACTAAAGCGAAGATGGCGGATTTTTTCATATCGCAAGTAAAAGAGGACTCGCTTGTTTACGTTTGTCCTCACACCGGTTTTGCTCCATACTCCCTTACGTACCTAGCAAAAAAGTACAACAAGAAACTATATTTGGTTATACCAGCAGCTAAGGAAGCATCAGAACACCAACTCACAGCTATAGAGGAGGGAGGCATACCGCTTTTCGTAAGGATTCCAGCGATGCCAACGGCAAACTCGTGGGCAAAGAAGTTCGCAGAGAAGATTTCGGGTCGGTACCTTCCATTCGGGCTCAAACACGAGATGGTTGTGGCAGGCGGAGTTAGAGTGTTTTACGACAACTTCAAAGACACGGACATAAAAACCATGTGGAGCGTGTTTTCCACAGGAGTCTTATCTCGCACCCTACAGATAGCTCTACCAAAAACTGAGTTCAATGCAGTTGCTGTGGCTAGAAACATTCAAGAGGGAGAACTCGGTAGAGCAAACTTCTACAGCTACGATAAGGCATTCACGAAGGACGCTAGGATAAAACCCCCGTTCGATTGCGTGTTGACTTACGATGCAAAGGGTTGGGAGGTATTGAAACAGCACGGGAAACAAGGAGACTACTTTTGGAACGTTGCGCCTGCGATGAGGAAGCCAAACCTAAAACCAAGCGATGTAGATTCGAATCGAGTATGGGGAGACTTCTGTGACTTTAAAAAGTACTGCGATTATTGATTTGTCAGATTAAAATAAAAGTTGTAAATTACAGTTATGAAACAGAAAAAAAGCATATTACAAGAAGCTCATGACATAGTCTTCGAAAGAAACGAAGAGAAGGAGCGCATGTACGGACAATTCATAGAAGGTATGGAACAGACAGCTAGAATAGCCTCTGAAATGTCAAGGAAGGAAATCACAACACAAGACGCTTACAACGTACTTATAGCCTTAAAACTATCTAGAGCTTCTTGGAATTACAAGTACGACAACTACCTAGACGCTATTGCCTACATGGCATCGTTAGACCAGTATTTATCAACCAAAAAATAAAAGTTATGACTTACATTATTACATTTTTAGGAGTGGCTCTTACGCTATTCCTAGCAGACGTCTGTTGGGCACTTTACTTCATTAAGATCGAAGAGAGAAATAGTTTCATGTCCGGTATTTATGGATCTCTCATTTACCTATTCGGTGCATTTGCTGTAACCCAATACACAGAAGACAAGAGTTTTATAATCGCAGCGGTGATAGGAGCTTTCTTTGGCACCTACGTAACTGTCGAATGGAAAAGAAAAAAGGACAAAAAAGAAAAACACTAATATGGAAAGACTAAAAATGAAATTAATCAAGTGGGTATCAAACGCTTTAGGTTACGAGGTAGCGATGATCAAAACTGTTAAGGGCGATTTACCCAAAAAAATGCCTGGAATTTTTATAGGTGGAAACCAAAAGATGCGTAAGTATTTTGATAAAGCTGGGTACGTTCTTAATTTGCAACCAATGAAAAGGGACTATAAAGGAACTTTCAGAGATTTCGCACCGAGAGAACCTTTAGAAAAAGTCACACTTTCTGATCTGTACACACTCGGAATACATGTTGATCCGTTCTCAGAAGAAGAATTAAATTATTTTAACGAACAATCA